CCATAAGATACTCAAGTGAGACAAAAGGCATAAAAGCTAATTGGATTATTGAGGAAGTACAATCTAGCGATATATACGAGATATTAGGTTTCGTTATAGACCCTAGAAAAGAGTTCATTGAAGTTTTTGTAAAACAAGATTTACCAACAGCTTCACCAATATAGTTATGGCTAAAGCAAAGGATAAAAAGAACGAGATAAGAATTGAAGTTCGTAATATTCAAGATGTTCAGCGTAGGTTGAAAAGACTTGGTAAGACGGCTAGAGAGTCTCGTACAGCTATAAATAAAGCTCTTAGACCTGCTGCTAATATGTTAGCTAGAGGTATTCAAAAAGCCTATCAAGATGAGTTTAAATACGAAACAAGAGTAGGTGATAAAGTTTTTAAACGAAAAAGAAAAGCAGGTAGAACACCAACTTGGAAAACGATTGGTATAATTACTGCTAGAAAATCAAGACAACCAGGCTTATTTGTTGGTCCTATAAAACGCAAAACTACTCCTATAACAGTAAAAGGAAAGGATAGTTACAATTTAGCTGCGATGCAAATTAAAGGTAATAGCATACCACAAAAGCCTAGACCAAATGTCTTTGAGGCTACAGCCAAAAAAATGGATTCAAAAATATATTTACAAGCTGAAAGCGACTTAGATAAGTTGGTAGAAAAAATGATTAGACAAGCAGGTTTAAGATAAGATATGTTTGCAGTAATAGGAAAAGAAATAGTAACAAGATTACAAGCAACGGCTGCTTTTACGACAGCTAATGGTAATAACAAGGTTTTCCCTGTTATTATACCTCAAGGTGTATCTTACCCTTGCTCTACGTTTGAAATAACTAACGTATCGAACTTTTTATCTAAAGGTGGTTCGCTTAACTCGTGTGATGTATCAATTCGCATCGCTTGTTTTGCAGATACCTATAACACAACATATAATCAAGCCAAGGCAGCCGTAGAAGCCTTAGACTTGTACGAGGTGACTTATACTGAAGATAGTGTAAGCTACACAGCGAAATTCAGATTTCTTGATTTAGACGATGACTACTTTAAGACTCCTGAGAAATTCTACAAAAACGTAAATTTTAACTGTCTAATAATTAAAAATTAAAATAAAATGGCAATTCAAAACGCAACAGACGTAGTTTTAAGTATAACTACAGCATCAGGATTAGAGCCGATAGCTCACTGTACATCAGCTTCAATTTCTGTTAATATGGATCTTCGTGATTCTACAACAAAATCTTCAGATGGATGGCAAGACAATTTAGGTGGTCTTAAATCTTGGGAATTAAGTGGAGATGCTTTTGTAGAGGTAGACCCTAGTTCAGATGGAAATAAAGCTTACTTAGAAGAATTATATGATGAATTTGCAGATAGAGAAGCAATAACTTGTACTTTCGGTATGACTGGTTTAACTTTTACAGGTCAAGCTTTAATTACTTCAATCTCTATAGATGCAGGTGTAGAAGAAAACGCAACTTACTCAATCTCTTTAACAGGAACAGGAGCGATTACAAAATCATAATATTAACTTTTAAATCCATTAATTATGGCAATTAAAAACGCTTCGGATTTATTGGTTTATGCTAAGACGACTGACCCAGCTAAACAAGTTACTAGGATTAGAGTATTAATTTCTGACCCGATTGAAGTTCCTGATGGTGGAACACAAGGTACTGTTAAGATAGATAATATAACTAATGGTAGTGGGGAGGTTTTTGATGATGTTTCCACAACAAATTCCTTAAATACAGGTTCTGACCTTTTATATAGGATAAAACTTGCATTAGATGCTAAAAATTATGCTGCAAGTACTATAACTGCTGATGATGGTCAAGGTTATACTTACAGAGATTTTACTAACGATGCTAACGGATTAGTTCCTACATTATCTATTAAAGATGGTACAGCTACTCTTAACGATAATGCTATTATAATTGAAATAATCACACCAGGCTCATCAGCAATATTTGACCCTGTAGCTTATAGTACATCAGCTTCGTTTAGCACTAATATGGATTTAAGAGATGTAACCAACAAGGATTCAGACGGATGGTCTGAGTCTTTGGGTGGTTTAAAGTCTTTTGAAGTATCAACCGACTTATTACAATCAATAAATCCCGATGTACCTTTAGATGGTACTGATTTCTTCGATAAACTTAAAGAAAGAAGTTTAGTCGATTTAAGTTTCTCTGATAGAATTAGAAACATTTTACGCACTAACCTTACTCAAAGTGGAGTTGATAATTTTACTTTATTAAATGGTATGTCACAAACTAATTTACAAACTGATCCATTTTCTAATTATACTGCTTCTCTTCTAACAACAGGGGCTTCAACAAGTTTTAAAGCTTTAAGATATTCTGTTGATGCAACTAGATTACATCGTAAAAAAATAAACTTTTCTTTATATGTAAAAGGTCAAGGTAGTACAACTCAATTCGATATTGCATTTAATGGATTGGGTGTTTCTTTTGTATCTGCAAATATTAAAGCAACTACTGTAGAAGGTAGTGGAAGTGCCACACATTTAGCAGGTATTTTCTGGCGAGTAACAGGTTTAAGTACATCAAGTTGGACTAGAGTATCTTTTCAAACAGATATAATAGATATATCAAGTGGTACTTCAACAATTACTTTTATTGCTTATCCTGGGCAATATACTTCTCAAAATAATGACCAACTTTTAACATCATCTTGGCAAATTGAATTATCACCTGAAGCAACCGATTATCAAGACCCTACCGATATTACTCATTGGCAAGGAAACGCACTTGTATCATCGGTAAGCTTTGATGCAGGAGTCGAAGATAATCTAACTTGTTCGGCTACTTTCACTGGAACAGGTAATATCTATCCGAATGGACTTGGTCCTGAGTTAATTGGTGATACAGGGTTTGATGAAGGTACTACTTGGTGGTATATAGGAGGCTCAGGTGCATCTGTTATAGAAGATGGATATTTTAAAATGATAACTGTTGGTGCAAGTGCTAATACTTTTTTACAAAAACAAGGCATACTAACAACAGGGGATTATTATTTACTTACTTACACAGTAGCGACAACTCCATCAGGAGCAGGTGTTATTGTTTTAGAAGATACTTGGGGTACAACAACTAATATATCACTTAACAATACTCCTGGTACTTATCAAATTTACTATAGAGCTGGTGAAGCAGATTTCACACTTAAAAGAGGGACTAACCCTACAACTAGATGGCTAAGTTCAATATCACTAAAGAAAGTTTTATAAATCAATTTAAATTAAAAAGGTAACAAAAAATGAAAAAGGTAGAAATAGGCGGTCAAAGAAGACCGATTAGATTTAGTTATTTAGCTTTAAAAGACATCTGTAACGATTGTAACTTAAAGTTAAATGAAATGGATCAACTAGGAACAGAGATAGACCACGTTGGTATTATCGCTTACTATGGTCTAAAATATGGTGCTAAGAAGAACGGAGAAGAGTTTAAGTACAAAGTTCGAGATATTGAACAATGGATAGACAATGAAGATTTCGGTAAGATAAATGAAATCTTTGAAGCGTTCCAATTAGACCAACCTCAGAAAAAGGGAAAGTAGCAGAGGGAGAGGAAATTATTGATGAAGAGACAGGTGAAGTAGATTGGGATAAGTTAGAAGAAGTTGGATTGGGAATGTTGGGGTTAAGTGATGCAGAGTTATATGATTTGACCCCACGTTCCTTAGACAACAAAATAAGAGGATTCAAAAAATACAACGAACAATTATCTCAAAATAATTGGGAACAAACTAGAATGATAGTACACAGTTGTATAGTACCTCACTCGAAACATCGACTTAAACCAAAAGAATTAATGCCTTTCCCTTGGGACAGCAAAGTTAAAATTAAAAAAGATGTTGCTAGTAAAGAGCAAATCGAAGAGGTTTTAAAGAGATACAAACTAACAGAACCTAAAAAAATCAAAGTTTAAAATGGGTGGAGTAAAAACTATATCGATAATTGTAGCTGCTAATATCAAAGGCTTAGAAGCAAGTCTTGGTAAAGCAAATAAATCAATAGCAGGTTTTGCTTCTAATGCAGCTCGTGTCGGCTCTATGCTGACTTTTGGTGTTACAGCACCTTTAGCTGCTATGGGTAAACAAGCCTTCGATACGTTCTCTAATTTTGAGAACGCTATGATGAAGGTTAACGCTGTAACTGGTGCTACTACCGAAGAGTTTAAAATGCTTACAAAAGAAGCTAAGAGATTAGGTTCTACTACTCAATTTACAGCATCTCAAGTAGCCGACTTACAATTAATATTAGGTCGTAAAGGTTTTAAGCCTGATGCGATACAAGGTATGACTGAGTCTATATTAGACCTTGCCTTAGCTACTGGAGAAGATTTATCTTTATCAGCAGAAGTTGTTTCAGCATCAATAAACGCTTTTAATTTAGAGGCAGAAGATGCAGCTCGTATATCAAACACACTAGCCTCAGCAGCTTCAGATTCATCAATTCAATTAAATACATTTGCAACAGCCTTTGGTCACGCAGGTGCATCAGCTCACGCAGTAGGAGTTAACATAGAAGAATTATCTGCGATGATGGGTGTCTTAATGGATAATGGTATTAAGGCATCTAAAGCAGGTACAGGACTTCGTAAAATATTTATGAAGTTAAATGAAACTGGTACAAAGTTTTCTAGTGTATTAGAGGAAGCTGCTGAAGGTGAAATGGATCTTAATAGAGCGCAAGAATTAGTTGGTACTACGGCAGCCAACCAATTACTTGTATTAACAGATAACTTAGAAAAGGTAAATGAGTTATCAAGTGCTTATGAGACTAACACTACTAAGTTAAAGGAAATGGCTGACCTTATGGGTCAAACTACCTTTGCTAAGGTTAAAAAGTTAGAGAGTGCATTTGAAGGGTTTAAGTTAGAATTAGGGGAGGTATTATCAGAAATGTTGATGCCTATGATAGAAGTTGTTACAAAATTATTTGGTGAATTTGGAAAATTAGACAGAGATACTCAAAAATTAATTATAACAATAGGTGGTATTGCTCTAGCAGCAGGACCAGTTTTAATAGCTCTAGGTGCTATGGTAGCACTTATACCATTATTAACAACAGGATTGGCAGTAGTATCAGCGGCAGTTACTGCTGTAGGAGCAGCATTTGCTGCCCTAGGTATTGAAGTTATTGCAGGTTCAGCGATATTCGCATCTATTGCATCATTTGCAGATACATTAGGAGATGAGGCGAGGCTCAAAGCACAAGAGGACGCAAGGAAAAAAGCTATAATGAGTCAAAAAGGCTTTATGCTTTCAACTTGGAAGAGTCATCAAGCTTTAGAGGCAGAAGCAGAAGCACTTGAAGAAATTAATAAAGAATTAGATAGACAAGAAAAATTTAAGCAAGAAAAGGCTGTAGATAGTGCAAAAGCAGTTCCAACCCTAGGTGCTATAGCACCAACAGCTATATCAAATGTAGTTCAAGGAACTTTGATTAACACTACAGATGCTATGCAACAAATGGTTGACAATTTTGATGCTAAGACTCAAGCTGTAAAAGACACACTAACTGGATTTGCTTTAGATGTAGGATTTGCATTTTCTGATGCGTTTGCTCAAATGGCAGTATCAGGAGAATTAAGTTTAAAAAACTTAGGTAACTTGTTTGTTGATTTACTTAAAGCTATGGCAAAGATGGTTATTCAAGCCCTTATAATGACAGCAATATTTAGTGCTTTAGGAGTTGCTCCTGCGGGAGGTGCTTTTGCAGGTCAAGGAATGTCAGGATTTAAACAAACAATGCTTGGTATGATGGGTGGTAGTTTCGCCAACGGAGGTCAACCACCTTTAGGTAAAGTCAGTCTCGTTGGGGAAAGGGGACCAGAATTATTCGTACCTTCACAAAAAGGAACAATTATACCTAACCACGCTTTAGGTGGTTCGGCTATACCTGATGTAAGAATATCGGGTGATGATTTATTGATTGTATTCGATAGAGCTAATAGAAGAAAAGCTAGAAGATAATGGCATACGGAAAGTATAGACACAGCACATTTTACGGAGAGAAAGGGAGTACTTGGAATGTAGAAATTTGGAAAGATGGCTATAGTGGTAGCAGCTCTGAGATAGATTTATCAGGTGAGGGCTTTGAGATTACTTGGAATGGTCAAGGAGGAACAAGGGACAGAGTATTCTTAGGCTCAGAGTGTAAATTAAATTGCATTGTTCAAAATAGCACAGATGAGTCTTTTTTATATGATACAATCGAATCAGGTTATCAAGAATATTTTATAAGAATATACAGAGGTGCTGTAAGTAATGCTAATTTATGGTGGTATGGATGGATTCAACCAGCCTTTGATAAATTAGAAAACTTGCCTTTTCCTTATGTATTTCAAATAACTGCCACAGATAGTTACGGATTTTGGAGTAAGAAAAAAGAGGAATCTTTTGCTAATGATACTGAAAGAAATACACCACATAGAATAAGAGATATATTATTTACTTTCATAAATGATATGGATCTCAATATACTAACAGGTAGTAATGAGGCTCCAATTCCGACAAGTTTCACTTGGTGCCGTACTAGCATAGATTGGTACAGAGAGGGTGAAACAAATACATCAGCAGACCCAGCTGTATTATATAAAGCAGCTAAAGGTTTTGTAAATAATACACCTACTGAAGATGGTGACTCAAATGATTCAGCATTTAGGTACAAGCCTTGTGATGTATTTAATGGAGTGCTAAAAGCATTTAATACAATTGGATTTTTAGCTGAAGGACATTACAATTTTATACAGCCTAATAGCTTAGCTAATAACATAAGTGGTAATATAAATGTTTTCGAGTACAATTCAGGGTTAATAAGCAATCCATCTAATCCTTTTGCTTTAAACACATTACTTACTATTGACCAATCTAGCAATGTTATACTAGGTGGCAGTACAATTACCTATGAGCCTAGCTTTGAGAGTGTTTCTGTTAATTTTAAGGGTGGATTTAGCAACTTTAATATTACGCCAGGACAGCTTTTAGATACTGAATTTTATTGTGGATCATTACAATCAGGATTAACAGGTCTATTAAATTTAGTTTTTAGAGCAGAATATTTTGAAAGAATAACTAGCTTTAACACAAGCACAAGTCATAGCGTTGACCAATGGTGTTACACTACTTTAGGACAATTAAAAATTAGAATTACTGATGGCTCTGATACTTACTATTTAAAACAAACACAAGGAAGTAATATTCTAACTTGGGATAATTCATCATCAACTATTTACGTATATAGAGGCTTTGGTGTAAATGATTCATTACCTGTTAACAATATTTCTTATATGGCTGTAGGATCTACAGGAGTGCCTTATGAACAAGCTGGAGGACCTACTCGTATGTATTCACCACAATCAGGCTCTTATTATAAATTTTGGACAGAAATGTATTTTAATGCAACTATTGAGCAGCCTCCAATTACAGGTGATGTTTATTTAGAATTTGATTGTGAGAATTATTATTTTCAAAGAAATGACTCAACAGATGTTGTTACTACTTTACCAAGTCAGCCAACACCAGCATCTACAGGAACAACTTGTGAAGAAATTAATCTTACCCCATCACAATACAATGAGGAAAATAATGTATCAGATGGAGTTACATATACAGCCACACAAGATAATAATGATGCAATTGAGCAATTTGATTTAGGTGATGTAAAGTTAGGAAAAAGCCTTATAAAC